ATAAGTAACAGACACTAATCACATCAACTCTATGTTTATCTCAGCCTTTTTAATTATATTCCGCAAAGTGGGTAATAGTGGGAATTACAGAGTAAGCACTAACATTTAGGTGGAACTCCAGAGAGCTTCCTGCCAAGCTTTAAAGAAAGCTGTTCTCTTATCAATCTTATTAACCTTCTTAACCTTCTTCTTAGGAATCTTCTTAACCTTCTTCTTAGCACGAGAATATCCTATTGCATATCCTGTTTCTTCTTTGTTCTTAGCATATCTCTTATCATCATATAGAGTATCTTCCCTATATTCTTTACCATATGATGCTCTTATCTTTGGGTCTTTACTCGCACCTACTGCTCTACCATGTGTATGACTTGGATGGTTCTCAGGAGTCTTACCAGACATGTAATGATCTTCACCAGTACCAAATCCATTATATACTCCATCACATACATTATCATTATAATATTCTTCCCAGCAGTGTTCCTTAGCATGTAACTGAAGTGTTCTCTCTAGTGTAAGCATCTTCTTATACGTTCCATAAGTTATTATTTCTCTTGTTATACCCTCTGGCATGTTTGCTAGAAACTCTCTCCTTTCAGCTACAGGAGTTCTCGTTTCGTTCGATGAGCTAGGAACATAAGAACAAAACTCTTTATCATTTGATGAGTGTGTGTAATATTTGTCTTTCCCAATAGAGCTACCAAGATAATACTTCTTGGTTTCTTCTATATGCCACCGATATACGAATGCTTTTTCTTGTTCTTCTTGTTCCATATTAGTGTTCCTTCAACCGCATGTCAGTAGTCATAGCCTTGGTACTCCTCAATAACCTTACCACTGACACTATCCTCCCTGTATACATCACAATATCCACAGTCATTGCAACTTATGATATGACCACTCTCATCATCATTGAATTCTTCTTTATGGCAGTTCTCTGAACCGCACTCAGTACAACGATATTCACCTGACATGCTACTCATGCTTTCTTCTCCTTTTATGCTGCTTTTTTCCATGCTCCGTCAACATGGTTAGCATCTACTATATGTTTTAAATGGTCAGTATTTAAAGGATGTCGTAACTTCCTTAATGCTTTTGCTTCAATCTGACATATTCTTTCTATTGATACATCGAACAGTTTTGCCACATCTTCCAAAGTATGATCCTTATTCATACCGATTCCAAATCGCATACAAATAATCTTCAATTCTCTTGATTCTGGAGTTAACCCTTGCCAAGAAGGCATGCTTTTGATTGTGTCTAGTACTGCTTTATCGTTATGTTGTTGTTCAAGAATTATTTCTGGGTTTGTATCATCTAAAAGATAAGTATCTTCTATTGAGTCAAAGTCTAGTCCAGCTGATTCTATGCATTCTGGGTTTTCTTCCCATGAATCATTATATTCATTTTCCATGACAATCAAGTGTTTCTCACCTTTATACTTATACTTTGTAGTAGTGTTTCCTTTTGCACCTAAAACTCCATCTTCATGTTTCAGATTAGCAAACTCCTCATCCTCTACTACATTGTATAACTTAGAATACTGTTTGCAAATTTCTTGGAATTTAACAGATGTTTTATTACCAATCATATCATCTTCAAACAGTATCTCTGTTGTTACATCCCAGCGATCTTGTGATTTAATATGTTTCATCCACTTCGTTCCAGACCCTAAGTATTTTTCTACATCTTCTTGAGCAGTAATACCGAGATATTTCACTTTTGATTGATTGTGTGTTTTTAAATAAAGTTTTGATGTTTCTTTTTCGTTTTTCATGCATCTATTATAACATGGCTGGCATGCTGTGTCAAGGGTTTAAGTAGGTAGTAAAGGGTGGTTAATGATACCTGTTTCTTCCTACCAACAAAACTATAAGTGTTTCTCTATTCTTAAATAAAATCTTCTAGGCTTCCACTTTCTTTTTTTGCAAACCTACCTATCTTTCTTTCTGACTTACCAGCAACTCCTTTAGTTGCAAGTCTATTATCACAATAGGCTACACAAGTAAACCTTTCTCCAGTTCCAGTGATTGGAGTTACTCCATGTACTTCGTTACTGTCAGCAATGATAACAGAGTTGTCTGGTGCGTCTATTGCAATACCATATCGTGGGAATACTAGATAAGCACCATCATATTCACCTTCACGAAAACATGACATTGTAGTCATGCCAGCATTTAGATCACCAGAGTCTACATGAGCTCCCATCTTAACAGATTGTCCTACATGATAACGATTTGCAGACAGTGTAGTAAAAATACCACCACCGATACGATACTCTGGTTCAATGTATGTTTCACAGAATGCTTTCTGTTTATCATATACATCTTTGTTAGCTTTGATAAATGCTTTCTCATTCCATTCTGATATGACTTGTAGTTCTTCCCATTTCTTTGGATTGTCTTTAACCCAACCAGATGAATCAATACCACCAGTAAATCTACCTCTTTTATAACCTATCATCACAGAGTGTATTTCATTAGAGTATGCAATCATACCCCATTTACCTGTACCAGTTTTAAGTTGATATGAGTTTGGTGTTCGTAGTCGATAGTCTACATCTTTGACTAAACCTTTTGCAAGCATATCTTCTTCTAGAATAGGGCCTGAGCAGTTTGCTCTCATTACAGTAGTATCTTCAATAGACATCAAAGTATTTCTTACAGAGTCATCTCCGTATGCATTCGTAATAACATATGCAAGTGGTACATCAGAACCATCAAGTGATAAAACTGGCTTCATTATACCAGCGTCTTCATCAGTTACTTTTACTACTTGGTCATAAGATGTTTCATCAAGGAACTTTCCATTCCATTGATTGAAAGTTTCTTTCTTACCCAAGTCTTTGGTTACTTTGATATACTTCATTGTATTGCTTCTCCTTTTATCCTATTATGTTTCTTGGTACTCAAGAGAAAAAGTCCTCTAAAGATCCTTGTGTGCCATAACTTTTATCTACTACCCAACCTATGGTAGATACAATCACATTCAATGGATCAATGAATGACTTCTCAAACTGTGTATCATAGTCTATCATCTTATGTAAGTCTAGTTCTTTTGGTAGGTTTGTAATAAATGAGAAAGCACTACACTGATATAAATTAGGTTGTTTTAGATTGATGAATTTGATTTTATCTCCTTCTTGTATGTAAGGATACTTACGACTGAGTCTATTCTTTTTGATAAGGTGATTATATAGGATTGCCCCTTTACAATGTATAGGAGCTCCTTTTGCAAACATTTGATTTGTATCAGCGAATTTGTCTAATCCATTGACTGATCGTGGATATGCAATCTCCTCTGGAGAAAGGTTCATAAACTCTTCTCGGAATGTTTGTATAAATGTATTCAGTTCCTTCTCGTTTCCATTCATTATAATTGATAGAGCTTCTTTAAGTTTTGCTCGAACAGGTGCAGGAGTAGATGATTTTACGACTTCTAATCCCATTACTTTGAGTTTAGCCTGTTTATATTGCACACCCTCTGAATTGTGTACGTTCAGCACGTATCTCTTCTTAGCAGTCCATATACCCTTGTCAGCGATGACTTCTCGGGCCATCTGCATCTTTTGTTCGTAACTGTTTACATATTGATGCAATTCTTGATAAGATTTGTCCATAAATGGTTCAATTTTATTCTTAGCCACAGAGTCGAGGAAGGCGACAATCTTTTCAGTGTTTTCTCCGTTTGAATAGACCTTATTAACAAGTTCGTCAAAAACAACGTACACCGAGTCCGTATCACTTGCAATAACGTAGTCTTTGTTATCAGTCTTAAGCAACTTATTAAGATATTGATTAACAGCACGCTCAATCCAACGAATAGCAAGCTGACCACTTGTAGTAATTGCTTCAGCAACCAGAAGGTCATAGTAGCGAAAGTATGCATTCCCGATTGCACCATAGACACTATTGAGTGATATCTTCTTGGCCATCTGAATGTTGTTATACTTTGATATATCTTTGAGTAGTTTGGGGTCTTTAGTGTTTTCATAATCTTGTTGTGCCTCTAACATAAGTTTTTTGAATTTTGACCTATCATTATACATACTCTGCATAAGTTCTGGAAGGAAGCCCTGTTTGTTTGTCTTAAACAAAGCACCATTTGGTGTCAGTGTCACTCCTTTAAGAATAGAAGTATCCACTTCTTTATTGAGTAGTTTATCTACAGACATGTTTGGAACTTTCTCTTGTGCAACAAGAGTTTCAGTAGATATGTTGTATTGCATAATTAAATGTGGATACAATGAGTTAAGGTCAAATGACATAACCCATTTGTGCATACCGACCTGTGGGTCTTTTACATATGCACCCTCAAACTTCTCTGCCTTTTCTGCTTTTCTTTTCTGTGAAATGACAATATTCTTTTCACGCAGATAGTTATATATGAGTATATCCCAATACTTGGTAGAACCTAGTACATCCATGTAATTGACCTTTGCATCATAAGCCATAGTCAAACATAGTTCAATGAGTTTCATCTTGTCTTCAAGTCGATCAACGATTTCCACATCCATGATGTTGTATTCGATAAACGATTGAAAGTCTTTTTGATACCACTCACTAAATGTTTCATAAGGATTGCCGTCCTTACGATCACCTAGTTCAACAAATGCAATGTGGTCAAGTCGATATGACTCTTGTGCAGTATAGGTAAACTTACGATAGAGGTCAAAGTAGTCTAAGTGAGAAACACCCTGTATATCAAATACCTGATGCTTACGACCCATCTTGAACACTTCTCTTGAGAATACACTTCTCCAAGGCGACAGTCGTTTAACCTCATCTTCTCCACACAACTTTTCAATACGATTACATAAATAAGGAATATCAAAGAACTCTGTGTTCCAACCTGTAATTATATCAGGTTGATGGCTTTCCCAGAATGAAAGGAACTCTTTGATTAGATGTAGTTCATCACTACATTCAACATAGGTCACATCATCTCGATTATTCTGGAATTTACCTACACCCCAAACAACAAACTTTTTACTCTGGTGGTTTTTTACTGTGATGGATAGAAGTGGTTCTACAGCTTCTTCTGGACTTGGAAATCCATTCTCACATTCAACTTCAATATCAATTGTGACAATAAGTATCTGGTCAACATCATAGTTTATTCTGTTAGGATACTCATCAGCAATATAGTTATAGGAATACATGGTACTACCATGAACCAATTCTGGTTGGTTCTTGTAGTTTTCAACCCACTCTTTTGCTTCTTTGATTGTATTATGTTGAACAGGTGTTACATATTGTCCTTTGAGTGTTTTCCACTCTGTAGGAGAATTGACAGGAGCATAAAGTGTTGGCGAATATCTGACTTTACGACAGACACGTTCGCCATTTACTACTTCACGCAACAGTAGGGAATTACCCCATTGAAGAATATTTGTATAGAATTTCATTATGTAATAATACCACCTTTAGGGGTAAATGTCAAGAGTGTGTGTGTAATTATAAACTTTTACTTATTGAGAAAATTCCAGAGCTGTCACACCAATCAGTATCCCAACAATCTTTTTCATCAAGGTCAGTATCGACAAAACTAAATGCAAGGTCTAAACCATAAAAAGATTTAGTGAATGTAATAGAGTAGTCTGTGTAGTTATCTTCACCATTAGATAAGAATGCTTCATTTGCATCATTAACATCATCATCGGTGCTAGAATTACTGAAATCATTGTACCCAACATGAAAACTATAACTCCAACCAGCACGAAGTTCTAAGTCGTAATCAATATAAAAATAGTTGAATTTACCTGTTTCTTGCCAGTAGTCATCAGAAAATGCATAACCCACAGTTAAATCTTGGTATCCAACACTTCCATATACTTCTACATAATCAAGGTCACGATCTTTGTTGTATCCTTCACCAGAAAAATTAGTAGCATCAGCAGTTGGATAGTCATAGTAAATGACACCAATGTCATAAGAAAGAGCTTCTGTAATACTCCCACCATAACCAACATAGTAGTCTAGTTCCATTGCAGGATTTGAATTTCCTGTCAGTTCAAAATCCACTGTTGAACCCCAAGTTCCCACATAAATACCATTCTCAAAGGCAAGATCAAATCCCCCTTGTAGTGCTGGGCCTGTGTCATTTTGTGAAATCCCACGAAATTTATAGTCAGTTGTCAGTGTGACATTTGCTGATGTTTCAAGTGATTGTGCTGTTGATGGTAGTGCTAAGACTACAGCTAATACCATTGTCGCTGATATTGCATGTTTATAAGAATAGTTCATATTTTTTCCTTTTCATTTTTTATTTTTGTTAAAATTTCTTCGTTCGCCTGTAGGAATATTTCCAGTTAATTTCATAAGATAACTATCTACGATAGCCATAGATCGGTGACATAACTCAGGATGTGCTGGATATTCTAGCAACATCATTGGGATGCCCACTCGCCAACTACGATAGTTTCCATTATAAGGATTGTGTTCCGACATAACATATCTCCTTTATTACCATTGGTGTATACAATTAGCTATTATAGCTATACAAGTTACCACGTTCAACAACACCCAAAAAGTTCTTATGTATGCAACTTTATCTGCATTTCTATTGTCACTAAACGCCTTGTTTCCTAGTGCTTTACACCAGATTTTCCAATAACTACTCACTTCTTTTTTCTGCATTGGTTTTCTATATCCCATTCGCCTAAAGGAACACCAGCTGGTTTTAAAACAACATTCCTGAAAACTCCCCAAAGTTTGATAAATTCTTTTTGAGCTTTTGTTTTTTCTTTGTTGTTATTTTTTTTCAAATGGTTTTTCCATTCTTGAATAATACAAGTCAGCTATAAGTATAATTGGTATCAAACAAAATATTAAACACAAACCTACAACTCTAAAAACTAAACCAGCAATTTCTTTTATTATTATCATTTTTTTGACCTATAATCTACGATTGCAGCTTTAATTGCATCTTCTGCTAACACTGAACAGTGGATCTTCACAGGAGGTAATGCTAATTCATCAGCAATTTGAGTATTTTTAATGACAGAAGCCTCATCTAAGGTTTTACCTTTTACCCACTCTGTTAATAAAGAGCTAGATGCAATAGCAGATCCGCACCCATACGTCTTAAATTTTGCATCAACAATAATACCTTCATCATTAACCTTTATTTGTAACTTCATTACATCCCCACACGCAGGAGCCCCAACCATTCCTGTGCCAATATTCTCAACACTTGGGTCAAACTTTCCTACATTACGAGGATTTTCGTAATGGTCTAGTACCGCTTTTGAATAAGCCATATATTAAGACTGACCTACATTTTTAGATAAATTGTAATTTTCTGCAAGAACTTCAGCTTCTTCTTTTGAAGCACAAGAAGCAATAATCATATCACCATATAGCACTTCAAATAGTCCTTGAGCGGTCTTAACTTTCGCAACAGTTGGTTCTTGACCATATTCTTTTAATAATTCCATTTTAATATTTCCTTTTTTTTATAACTTAGGTGCATTTGGATTATTTTTAAATTCATCAGGACTTACAAGTTGTGACCATTTAGATAATTTTTGTCGTTTGAGGCGCATACGATCTATTACTTCTTCGTAGGATATCACATCCCACTCTGCCATCAATTCAAGCATACACATAACATCGCTTATCTCAGTTTTAAGATTATCTATTTCTGTACTATTGCCAAACAATTCATTTCTTCGTAGAAGTTTGGAACAGGCTTGTATTAACTCACCACATTCTTCCATTGTAATTATCAAAAGCTCTTGACGAGCATCTAGTTTGTTCATATCTGTTGCCATACTAAATTCCTTTCATTATACACTAATATTTTATTATTGTCAATTATTAAATATAAAAAATGCTAAACAAATAGAGAAAAACAATAATGTATAAAATTCCATAATCATTTTACAAAAAAACTTCTATTTTTAATGTGTTCTTCTTCAACTTCATCTTTAGATTGACCATAATACGCGACTGCATGGTGATCGTCAATCATATTTTCATTGAGAATACTTCCATCTTTCATTTTAAACTTTCCAAGTATTCTACCATACTTTCCCTTACCATCTTTGCATGTGATAAGTGTTTGTATAGAATCTAAAGGCATATGAGATTGTACATACTCTTTTGCCATCAGTCCAAACTTTTTTTCTGTTAAATCTCTGGTTCTGGACTCTGGTGTGTCAATACCATAAAAACGTATTCTTTGTTTTTTTAACCATACACCGAAACCTAAATCAATATCAACATCTGTTGTATCACCATCAATAACCTTAACTATTTTACATTTATATTCGTACATTTCTTTTCCTATTATACTGCAAAACTTTCACCACAACCACATTGTGCAAAAGATATTGGATTTTTGACAACCAAAGATGATCCAGCAAATCCTTCTACCATATGAATTTCGCAACCTTCAATGAAAGAATCAGCTGAGTTATCGATAACTAAAATGTCTTCAACTAAAGTGCCATTTGCAGCATCATCCACTAAATCCCAGCTATACTGATATCCAGAACACCCACCGCTTTCAACAGATACTCTAGCATATCGACCATGCAGGCCAAATCCAATCATAGAATCTAAATATTGTTTTGCTTCTTCAGTTATACTAATCATTTATACTAATTTCCAACCTCTAGAGGTACATTTATATTTATTAGACCCAATTAAAATAAAATCGTTTAAAGATGTACTTCGACAAGTTTTTGTAGATCCTAAATAGTTAACATCATCTCTCATATACCATGCTTCACTAATGCTATTAGTCAATCGAAATGCAAGTTCACACTTTTCTTTATCAGTTAAATTTTTATCAACTTCAACAGTTGCAACTATTTGTGGTTTTGATTTAGATACAGAATGAATAACTGTAATAGTTTCCATAAAATTTTTCTCGTAAGTTTTTACCAAACTACTCAGCATTAAGCAGCCCCCCAATAATGTGGTCGTAAAGCCAAACATTTATATTCTTTATCCCACTTACCAATATTGATATCAGTATAATGTGATCTATGAAAATAATCACTCATTGCATCATCATTATTGAAATATGATGGGCCCTGCATTGCATCTAATAACTGTTGTAAAAAGTCTAATGCATCTCCTGACCAATGTTTGTCTAAATGATACTCATTCACCTGAGGCTCAAAACCACCAATTTGAGTTTTATGAATGGCATCTTTTGCAAAGTCAATGTAACCTTCTTTGATGTTAACAACTAAAGTGCTGTGATTACGAACTGCAATGGTTGCTTTTACATTGTATTTTTTAAGAACTGCTTTGATTGCAGGAGTTAACTTTTTTTTGTCTTCTTGACTAACGTAAGCCATAATTTAATCTCTCTCTTTTGATTTTGTATAACCATTATGACATACTAATCAACAAAAGTCAAGTCTTTTCGAGCTTTATTTTCGTTTTTTCTTAGATAATTCGTTTGCAATCCATTGTTTTCCTAATGGATTTGATATTTTTGCTAGTGCAAGCGATTTTATCTGTTTATATACAGGAGTCATTACATCTTCATCTGTATCATTGTTGTCTACTACGACAAAGTTTTGTCTGAAATACTGACTGAACTTACCAATATTGGACTGTACATCTTTCCAAGACTTAATTACAAGTGATTCTGGTACACTACGACTGCGTCTTTTATTTCTTTCAAGTGCAGTATCTAACGAGGTATTGACAAAAATCATATGAACATCGTAACCAAGTTGTTTTAACTTTGTTGCTTCATCTGAAATCTTCGCATAGTTTTTTCCTGTGCCGTCAATGATAAGACCAAGACGGCCTTCTACATAGTTTGATTTTTGTTTCTGAGTAATATTTTTTGCTTTAGCACGAACAGGGTCACGATCATGTTTTTCTTCATCAGGCATTTTTAAGGACAAATTCGCATCTTTCAGATATTTCTCGAATGCTTTATCAGAGTTGACAATCTTTAGACCTAGACCGCCAGTAGTTTGTCTTACAACATAAGACTTACCACTGCCGGGCCCACCAGCAAGAAAGAATGCCTTTAATATATTAGGGTCGTATACGCCCTCTTGTAATTCGTTAAATGAAATCATTTTGTTCCTTTGTCCTTAATCCTGCTACCTAAGCGTAGTGTGTTTTCTTGTTCTGTATGTTTGGTTTTAATTTTTCTACAGTACTCAATAAATATTTATCCGTTTCTGAAATTAGTTCAACTCTCCTATCTCGATTTACAAAGTTTAATTTACGCATTTTTGATTTAGTTTTTTTCTGGGCCATTAAGCGCTCCTAATTAGATTGGGTTAAACATAACATATTTTATATGACTATAGACATCTCCTTTTAGTATGTAAGTTCTCTTATTGCACCTTCTTTGCCAAGAGGTTCTCCAGATTCCGAGCTTGGAGAATAACCTGTTGAAAATGAATCTTTTGCTGCTGTTAAATAAATTTCGTGTTTTTTAGTTGTTTGGTCAAAACTGTGTCTTAATGTAGTAATTAAATAAATACCAGTAAATTGTGGATCGTTTTTGTTTTTATGTGTTTTACCAGCTGTTGGAACTACAATGTTTATCATCTCTCCTGCAGCAAGTGTGGTATTACCTGTTATTTTTAAACTAACACTCACACCAGCTCTCAATTCCATAAATTTTGCTTGTCTTTTTAATATTGATTCGTTAATTTTATCTGGTGTATAACGATATGATAAAGTTTCATTTGTGTGTTGTGTGTCATATACACCATCTGTATTTACTGGATGCAAATGTATTCTTGAATCAGAAAAATCTCCTACAGTATTTCCTAAAGTATCAATTGAACCTGTTCCAAAAACTGGATTAGACTGTTCACCCTCAAGTCTAGGAAACTCGTTAAAATTATCAAAATATTTGTATTCTTTAGACGAGTAAGTCTTATTATATATATTATATTCAATAGTTTTAGAACCCAACATTCCACCTTGAATATTAGCTAACATATCATTATTTGAATTTACTTGAAAGTCTATTATTCTTAACATTTCTGTAAGTATTGATGCTTTTTTGCTTCCTTTCTCTAAGGGGCCTAGATCACTAACAGAGTATGGGCCATGAATTGTGCCTGTCATCATATGTTCTATAGTTTTAAAGTGAATGCCTTTAGTATTTTCAAAGAACATAAAATGAGGAGAACCATATTCTTTTGATATAGCTTCAGTTGCAAGAGTAGTTATAAATTTAAAAGGATGAAAATTTGGTGAAACAACTTTTCTAACACCCTGAGTTGGTTCAATAAACACATTTTTATTGGTATTAATGTATCGTTCGTCTTTTAATACATTACCCACAATATTACTAATATCGTCTGTGTAACTTTTTGATACTCTGGTACGTTTATCTTTTAGTGCTTCTGGTGTAGTAAAACTAAGATTTATAAGTTGAGCATTAGAAGAAGCTTGGAACTTAGCAACTACTTTGTAAATACAAAATGTACTGTCAGTAAAGTTAATTTCTTGACCTTCTAAATTTGGTGTTGAAAGTTTCAATGACATAAATTCTTGACCAATGATTGGGCCATTAGCCGCGATGTTATGAACATCTAAAATAGTGATAGAACCAGATAGTGAAGTTGAAAATATACTTTCATATATGTCAATAGCTTGAACTGAGTTTTTTAAATCTAGAACACTACCAGAACTAGTTTTTATTAACAATTCTTTTACTTCATATTTTC